ATAATATTATGAACATGATAAAATACAAATATTATGCGACAGAATATAAAATGGTACGGGGGGCTATTTTCGCAGGCGTGCCACCCAAGAACCACACGCCCGACTATATATGTATTAATAGGTAGCTGAGAACACACAATGAGCATTAGCAAATACAAGAAGAACAAGATCATCAAAGCAGTTACAGACGGCTATAGCCTATACAAAGCCTGCCAAGACAACAAAGTTAGCCGAGCTACCTTTTACAGGCACATGGACAAAGACTCGGAGTTAAGCAATACTGTTAAGACTGCACAGAGGCAATCGGCTGAGAAGGCATTAGAGGAGCTTGAGGAGATGTACCAGGACACTTTACATAAGCGTAAAGAGTATGATCCGAATGTATTGAGAGATTATGGGCATCATGTTCGTTGGAAGGTGCAGAAGGTATTGCCAGAGAGATTTGGTGAAGGCAAGTCGAGAACTGGTGTTGAGATCGGTGATGGCACGATCAGAGTGGTATGGGAAACAGATGGCACAAATAAAGATTCCATATAAGCCTAGAGACCTACAGGCAGAAATGCACACAGACTTGAAGCGTTGGAATGTGCTTGTGATGCACAGAAGATTTGGCAAAACTGTATTTGCTGTTAATCACATGATAAAGCATGCATTAACTTGTCCTTTACCGAGACCTAGAGTAGCTCTTGTGGCACCGACTTTTACGCAGGCCAAAAGAATATCTTGGGATTATGTGAAGTATTATGCTGGTGTTATCCCTGGCGTTACGTTTAATGAGACTGAACTTCGAGCTGATTTCCCTAATGGTGGTAGGATAATGTTATTGTCTGGTGAGAATCCAGATGCTTTAAGAGGTATTTATTTAGATTTGTGTGTGTTTGACGAGTATGGAATGCAGAATCCTAGGGTATGGGGGGAGGTTGTGAGACCTGCACTATCCGACAGAGAGGGGGCGGCCATATTTTTAGGTACACCTAATGGTCATAATCATTTTTATGAAATCATGCAGCAGGCAAAGAATGAAGTGAGTGAAGGCTCTGACTATTGGTATTGGAAGATTGCCAAGGCAAGTGAGACCAAACTTGTGAAAGAAGAGGAACTGGAGGCTGCAAGAAAGCAGATGACAGAGGAGCAGTATGAGCAGGAGTATGAATGTTCGTTTACGGCTGCGATTATTGGTGCCTACTATGGAAGGCTATTGGTTGAATTAGAAGATAAAGATCGAGTAACGAGGGTTCCTTATGATCCTGCTCTGCCTGTTCATACGGCATGGGATTTAGGTATTAATGATAGTACGGCTATTTGGTTTGCACAGATATTTAGAGGAGGTGCTGTTAATGTTATCGACTATTATGAGAATACTGGCTTTGGACTGGATCATTATGCGGAAGTCCTTAGACAGAAAGATTACCATTATGGGGATCATTTGGCACCGCATGATATTGAAATTCGTGAGTTGGGGTCTGGCAAGTCAAGGTTGGAGACGGCGTTTAGCCTTGGCATACGTTTCAAGGTCATTCCGAAAATGAAAGTAGCTGATGGTATCAATGCTGCACGATTGCTGATGCCGAAATGTTACTTTGATAAAGATAATTGTGCTGTTGGTATTGAGATGTTGAAGCAGTATCGGCAGGAGTGGGATGAGAAAAGAAAGATATTCAGAGATCAGCCAAGGCATGACTTTACATCTCATGCAGCTGATGCGTTTCGTTACTTGGCAATTGGTCTTGAGAATAGAACGACTTATAGTAAGCCGCCACAAGCTGTAGCACAAAGTAGTTACAATCCTTTTACTTTATGAGCCTTTACCAAGATTTAGGTGATGCGTTGATCCTAATGCAAGACAGTCCGTTGCATAGCAAGTGGGGTACAGAACAGATATGTCGTTGTATTTTAACGCCTATAGACTGTGGTCAGTATGGGATTATGAGAGATGAAAGAGGCTTTCCAGTTGTGTTTGGCACATGGGCAACACCGACTGAAGATCAAATAAATGAGTACCTACAGTACCAAGAGTTTCCTATAGAGGGGTATATAGCAAAAGAGAAAAGTGTTTGGATGATTGATTTTATTTCAAAAAAAGATTATACATTAAAGGGTGTACGATATTTTAAAAAACTATTAACGGAAAAAGGTTTTGACAAATGTCTTTGGCTTAGACTTAATAGTATGAAAATAGGATGGCACAGAGTGAAAGGGAAGTAGTATGGGTGGCAGTAACGGAGGAAGTTCAGATCCAACTGGCAACGCAATGACAAACCAACAAGTTTCCAAGGCTAAGTCAGACACAGCAAGACGAAGCATGGCTCAGTCTGGTGTGCAAGATCCCTATGAATTTACTAGGCTTACTGAGAATTTACAGGCACAGAAATTAGAAAGAGAAGCTGAAACTAAAAACTTTCTTGGTCAACCTAGAGGCACAACGATTGGTCTTGGGCCAATACAAGTTTCACCATCTAGTTTAGTTCCAGGTGGATTGTTTTTAAACAAGATGCAAGAGTTTTCTTACAAACAACAAGCAAGAGAATTGAGAAGAGGTGGAACAATTGTAAAAGATGAGTTTGGTGATTATGCAGGTGTTATAAGAGATGGGCAGTATAGTGGAAAAGCTGAATACGATCCAACAAATACTATGCAAGGTGATGACAACGACACGACAACACCAGAGGTTACACCAGAAAGAACGGCAGAGATTGTGCCAGATGATAAAACTTTGCAAAAGAAAACTATAATGGAACAAGCCACACGAGGCACAAGAAGAACAAGACGAGCTGGTCAAGCAGGTACAATCCTTGAAGGATACGGAGCATTGACTAGAGGCAAAGGAAGTAGATCGGTTGTATAGGAGATATTATGTCATTTTTAAGACCTAAAGTTACAATCCCACCACCACCACCAGCACCAGAGCCACCAGCAGAGCCAGACTATGCAAGAGCTGCTGCTTTGTCTGAAGAAGCTATGGCAGCTGAAAGAGGTAGAAGAAAAGGCAGAGGTTCAACGATTGTTACTGGATTGACAGATGAACAGAAGCCAACAGTAGGTAGACCAACTTTATTAGGATAGTTATGGAAGATTTCGGTAAAGAGTTAATTAAAAGACTGCATAGTTTAGAAAGATACAGAGAATATTGGAACACACATTTTCAAGAGCTTGCCGACTATATGCTCCCACGAAAGTCAGATATTGTCAGAAAAAGAAGTCGTGGCGAGAAAAGAACAGAACTTATATATGATGGTACGGCTCTGCAGTCTGTAGATTTATTATCAGCCAGTTTACATGGAATGCTTACATCTGGTGCTACACCTTGGTTTCATTTGGATATGAAGGATGAGAACTTAGGAAGAGACGATGATGTAAGAGAATGGTTGCAATCATCATCTAACAGTATGATGAGAGCATTTAACCAGTCTAACTTTGAAACTGAGATCCATGAGATGTATGTAGACCTTGTTGTCTTTGGTACTGGCTGTATGTTTGTGGAGATGGACAAAGGCACACTAAGATTTTCTACAAGACATATTTCTGAGTTTTTTATTCAAGAGAATCAATATGGGTTAGTTGATACTGTATTTAGAAAGTACAAATCACCTGTAAGACAAGCTATACAAAGGTTTGGGATTGATAATGTTTCTGAATATATGAGAAAGACATTTGAGAAAACACCAGATGAAGAAGTCGAGTTGCTTCATGTTGTGTTACCAAGAATAGAAAGAAATCCAGATAAACAAGACAATCAGAACATGGCATACGCATCTGTATACATGGATATGGAAACAAAGACGATATTATCTGTTGGTGGCTTTGAAGAGTTCCCTTATATCGTTCCAAGGTTTCTAAAAGCAACTGGTGAGACAATGGGTCGTTCACCTGCAATGATTGCTTTACCAGATGTTAAAATGCTTAACCTTATGAGTAAGACCATCATCCAAGCCTCGCAAAAGCAAATAGATCCTCCTCTAATGGTTCCAGATGATGGCTTCATACTTCCAGTTAGAACTCAGCCTGGTGGATTAAATTTTTATAGAGCAGGCACAAGAGATACAATACAACCATTGAATACTGGTGCTAACATACCAATCGGATTATCAATGGAAGATCAAAGAAGACAAGCGATTAGAAGTGCTTTTTATGTAGACCAGTTACTATCTGGTGGTTCTCCTAATATGACTGCAACTGAAGTTGTTCAGAGGCAGGAAGAAAGAATGAGGGTGATAGGACCTGTCCTTGGCAGGTTGATGAATGAAATGTTAAGACCTTTGATTGATAGGGTTTTCGCCTTGATGTTACGCAATAATATGCTCTCTATTCCCCCTGGAAATCTTCAAGGTCGAGACATTGACATTGAGTACGTCTCCCCTCTAGCAAGGGTGCAGAAGTCAAGCAGTCTAAATTCCACTATGAAGGCACTTGAAATTCTGCTCCCTCTCGCCCAATCACTACCAGTTGGAGATCATTTAGATCCAGATGGATTGGTGCGTCATGTTACAGATTCATTGGGTGTTCCTAAGTCTACACTAAGATCATCCGCAGAAATAAATGAACTAAGAGAACAAAGAGCTGCTGCTGAGCAAGAACAAATGGAAAGAAAGCAGGAGCAAGAAGATGTTTACACAACAGCACAGGCAGCACAGGCCGTAAGAATGGTAGGTGGAAATGAAGGAGCTTGAACAGGTTAAAGAAATGTATCGTCATGTTTTTGGTTCCGAGTCTGGCAAAAGAGTGTTAAAAGACTTAGAGGTGCGTTCTAACTTTCGTGTGTCGAGTTATGTACAAGGTGATGCGAATGGAACGGCTTTTGAGGAAGGTAAACGTGCTGTTTATCTTCACATTTTAAATATGTTAGAAGAGGCTAATAAATGAATGAAGCAATGGAACAGGTAACTCAACCTACTCCTTCTGTGGAACCTCAAGTTGATGCAGTAGCACCAGCTATTGAGACTCCTGCTGAAGTGGCAAGTGGTGGGTCTGGAAAAGAGTTTCTAGAATCACTACCAGAAGATATAAGAAGTCATCCAAGTCTTGCATCTATCAAAGATGTAGAGAACTTGGGAAGAAGCTATGTGAATGCACAAAGATTGATTGGTGCAGACAAGATAGCATTACCAAAAAATCCTACTGAAGATGATATGAATAATATCTATTCTAAATTAGGTAGACCAGATGAGCCAATTGGTTATGGGATAAAAGCAGATGGTGCGTTTGTTACTGATGAAGTAGCTACACAGTATTCTGATATAGCTCATAAACTTGGTTTGACACCACAACAAGCATCTGGAATTTTAGATTACTATCGTAGCTCAGCACAACAATCAACTGAGGCTATGACAAAACACTCTGAGGCACAGGCACAGCAAACAGAATCTCAACTCAAAGCAGAGTGGGGTGCAGCGTTTGAAGAGAAGGTTGCAGGTGCTAACAGTATTGTAACAGAATTTGCATCTAATGATTTGCTACAGATGAAACTTGAAGATGGTACTATGATTGGCAATCATCCAGAGTTTATCAAGGCATTTGCTAATATCGCAGACTTTAGAAAGACTGTGACTAGCGAAGATACAATCAAAGAAAGTGCAGTCAACAACAGGCTAACACCTGCTGATGCACAAGCACAGATAGATGCTATAATGAATGACAAATCTCATGCTTATTGGGATCGAAAGAATCCAGTAGCAAGACAGAGAGCTGTAGAGCAAGTTAATGGACTTTATGAGATGATTAATGGATGATAAAGAAATCAGATTAGAATGTCTTAGACTGGCCGTAGAGTGTGGCTCTCAAAGAGATTTAACGAATCCCAGCGATCTCGCAGGTAAATACTACGAGTGGGTGATGAAGGGTAGCTTGGAAACAAGTCCATCTGGCAATCGGAAAGACGATAGACCTATTGAGTCTGTAAATCAAAGAAGTGTCCGTAAGGGTAGCACCTCGAAAGTAGCTTAAATGAAACTGTAGTTATACGAAAGGAAAGATTATGTCATTAAATGTAACTACGGCATTTGTCCAACAGTATTCTGCTAACGTGCAGATGCTTTCTCAGCAAATGGGTTCATTACTGAGAGATGCTGTAAGAGTAGAATCTGTTACAGGAAAAAATGCCTTCTTCGATCAGATTGGCAAAGTTACCGCCCAAAAGCGAACAACTCGTCATTCTGATACACCACAAATCGATACTCCTCACGCAAGAAGAAGAGTATCAATGGTAGACTATGAGTTTGCTGATCTTATTGATGAGCAAGACAAAGTCAGAATGTTGATCGACCCAACATCTGCATATGCTCAAGCAGCAGCTGCAGCAATGGGAAGAGCTATGGATGATGAGATTATCACAGCAGCCATAGGTACAGCAAACACAGGTGAAACTGGTTCAACATCAACTTCAATGTTAGCAGACAACCAGATTGCTAATGGTGGAACTGATTTAACAGTTGCTAAGTTAAGAACAGCTAAGAAAAGACTTGACCTAGAATCTGTAGATCCGTCAATCCCAAGATACATTGCAGTCGGACCAGAGCAGATTGATGCGTTGTTAGGAGATACAAACGTAACTTCTTCAGACTTCAATACTGTAAAGGCACTTGTACAAGGTGAGATTGATACCTTCATGGGTTTCAAATTTATAACAACTAACAGACTATCAAAGAGTGGCAACATCAGATCATGCTTTGCATGGGCAGAAGATGGAGTTGCTTTGGCTATCGGAAAAGACGTTATGGCAAGGATAGATGAGAGAAGCGATAAAGGTTACGCAACTCAAGTTTATTACTGCATGACAATCGGTGCTACTAGGATGGAAGAAGAAAAAGTCATCCAGATAGACTGTGATGAGTCAGCGTAAGGGAGAAGTAAATGACTACAAAAAATTCAACACTTGTAGCTAATTTTGAAGCTACTCCTCAAGTTGCAAACAATTCTCAAGAGTTACATGGCGTTTTGCGTGTGGCTCAAGGAACTATTGCACTAGCGGCTGGAGACAGTACAGACAATGATATTGTTATGTTTGCTCCAATCCCAAGTAACGCTTCCATAACAGCAATTAAAGTTGCGTCTGATGCTTTAGGTGGAAGTTGTACTTTTAATATAGGACTTTATCAAACTGATGGAACAGTTGTAGATGAGGATCTGTATGCAACATCTGTTGCAGACGGAACCACAGCAGTTGCAGATTTAAGAACTGAAGCTGCCGATATTAACACTATCGGTGCAAAGGTTTACGAAAATGCAGGTGCATCTACTGATCCAGGTGGTTACTACTATGTTGCAGCAACATTCAATGCAACTGGTGGTACAGCAGGCGATATGTCTTTTATTATCGAGTACGTTGTAAACTAACATAGGGGGAGCTTCGGCTCCCTTTATTAAAAAGGATTTAGTAATGCCGTCAGTTGTAGATATTTGTAATGAAGCTATGGATTTGCTCGGTGCAGCAACCATAACATCACTAGAAGAAAACTCTAAAGAAGCACGATTGTGTAACAGAAGATTTGATACAGTAAGAGATGCAGTCATTAGATCGCATCCTTGGAACTGTGCAATCACAAGAACATCTTTAGCTCAAGACTCAGACACACCTGCATTTGGATTTGCACATCAGTTTAGTTTGCCAACAGATCCATTTTGTTTGCGTGTGTTATCATTCTTTACAGCTAATGTAGATGCAGAAATATCTCCGTATGACAGTCAAGTTATGTTTAAGATTGAAGGCAGAAAGATACTATCAGATGAAGCAACTTGCAGAATTGTATATCTAGCAAGGGTTACAGACACAGAGCAGTTTGATAGTTTATTATCGAATGCAATAGCGTATAGATTAGCATCAGAAACAGCTTATGCTATTACTGGCAGCAACTCAGTAGCACAATCTATGTATGCTTTGTATGAACAGAAACTTAGAGATGCAAAGTCTATGGATGCACTAGAAGGAAAACCAGACAGAATTATATCAGAAGAGTTTACAAACATAAGGCTATAATATGGCAAGAGTATCAACAATCTTAACAAACTTTCGAGCAGGAGAGTTATCGCCAAAGTTGTCTGGCCGTATAGATTTACAGAAATATGCAGAAGGTTGTGATACTTTAGATAATATGATTGTGTATCCGTCTGGTGGTATAACAAGAAGACCAGGTAGTTACTATGCAGGTACATCAAAAGATGGTGGTAAAGTCAGACTAATTAACTTTGAATTTTCAGATGAGCAAGCCTATGTGCTAGAGTTTGGTGCAAACTATATCAGATTTTTTAAAGATGGCGGCATATTAACAGAGGCTACAACATCAATAACAGCAATCACAAAAGCAAATCCAGCCGTTGTTACAGCTGCATCACATGGACTTAACAATGGAGACAGAGTATTTATTGGTAGTGTCGGTGGCATGACAGAGGTAAACAATAGAGAGTTTACTGTAGCAAACAAAACAACAAACACATTTGAGTTGTCTGGTATTAATAGTTCTGCTTTTACAACATACACATCTGGTGGAACAGTTGGTAAAATAGTAGAAGTAACAACCACATATTCTGTGACTGAGATATTTGAATTAAATCATGCACAATCTGCTGATGTATTATACTTGGCACACAAAGACCATGAACCAGCAAAACTAACAAGAACGAGTGCTACAAGTTTCACGATTAGTGACATTGATTTTATTGATGGTCCTTGGTTAGATGAGAATATAACAACAACAACTTTATATGCTTCAGCAGCGACAGGAAGTGTTAGTATAGTGGCATCTGCTGATTTGTTCAGTAGTGATGATGTCGGAAGATACATAAGGTTTCGTGAGATACTTGAGATAGAGCATGATGAATGGGCAGCTTCAACGAGTTATGCAAACAATGCAACTGTTCGTTTCAATGGTCATGTTTATAAGAACTCAACTGGCTCAACACAGACAAGTGGTAATACTGCTCCAGTTCATTTAACTGGTACAGAAACATATGGTTCAATAGACTGGGAATACTTGCATGATGAGAATGGTCATGTAAGAATTACCGCTTTTACTGATGCACGAAATGTTACAGCTACAGTACATGAAGATCAGCATGGTAACTCAAGATTACCAGATAGTGCAGTAGGGTCAAGTAATGCAAACACAAGATGGTCATTAGGTGCGTTTGATGGGGATCAGAAGTTTCCAAGAGCCGTAGCGTTTTACGAAGAAAGATTATATTTTGCAGGCACAGTAGGGCAACCACAAACAATATTTGGTAGTGTTTCAGCAGACTTTGAGAACCATACACCTGGCACAAATGATGATGATGCAGTTAATATCACAATCGCATCAGATCAAGTTAATGTGATAAAGCATTTATTACCTGCTAGATTTCTGCAGATACTAACATCTAGTGCTGAATTTACCTTGTCTGGTGGTACTGGAACAACACCAGTTACACCTACGAATGTTAATGTGTTACGAGAAACAACCTTTGGCTCGTCTACAATTAGACCACTTCGAGCAGGTAACTCAACAATACTAATTCAAAAAGGTACAGAGAAAGTCAAAGAGATTACATTTGATTTAGATACAGATGGCTTACTTGGTGTAGATTTAACTGTACTTGCAGATCATATTACGAGTGGTGGGTTGGTTGACATGATATGGCAACAAGAGCCAGAGTTGGTTTTATGGTTTGTGTCTACAGGCGGCAATCTTATTGGCCTTACTTATGATAGAGCAAACGGCACAGTAGGTTGGCATGAACATCCATTAGGAGGCACAGCTACAGTAGAAAGTATTACAGCTATACCGAGTGGTGCAGAAGATCAAGTCTACTTATCAGTAAAAAGAACAATCAATAGTGCTACAGTAAGGCATATTGTTTTTCTAAAGACCTTATCTTTTGATACAATTGCAGATGCTTTCTTTGTTGATAGTGGCCTTACCTATAGTGGATCTTCTACAGATACTATTACTGGCTTAAATCATTTAGAGGGTGAAACAGTACAGATACTAGCTGATGGCTCTACACACGCAGATAAAACAGTATCTGGTGGTAGTATTACACTTGATAGAAATGCAACAAAGGTTCATATAGGTTATAATTACACATCATTAGTCAAGACACTTCGTATGGAAGGTGGTGCAGATGATGGTGTATCACAAGGTAAAATAAAAAGAATACATGGTGTAACTGTAAGGTTTTTGGATACAGTAGGTGCCGAGATGGGTCCAGATGCAAATAACCTTGACAGATTGCCATTTAGAGATAGTAGTATGGCTATGGATGCAGCTGTGCCTTTGTTTACTGGAGATAAGGAAATATCCTTTCCATCTGGTTATGATAATGATGCACAGGTTGTTGTACAGCAAAGTCAGCCATTGCCTATGACAATAACTGCAATTATGAGAAGGTCTAATACATTTGATGCTTAAATTAGTAAAATTACAAAAAGAACACATACAGTCCATAGATACAGACTTTGATTTTTGGCAATCTCACAGAGATACGATGTGCGAACAGGCTGTAAATGGTTATGCTGCAATGCTAAATGATGTGCCTATTGCTATCGGTGGAGTGCATAAATTATGGGATGGTGTAGCAGAAGGGTGGTTTATTGTTGGAAAATATGGTAAATCTTATCCTATAAGGCTTGCAAGAATTGTGAGATTAATGGTTAAAACTATGATTGATGAGAACAAATTATTTAGATTACAAGCAAGTGTTTGTCTAAATGACAAAAAAGCATTAAGATTTATTAAATGGTTGAGATTCAAAGAAGAAGGGATAATGCGAAAGTTTGGTCCAGATGGAGTAGATTATATGCGTTATGCGTGGGTTAAGTAATGAGTCCTACAATAGCAGCAGCAGCAGCAGCAGGTTCTGGTATTATTAGTTTCAAAGGTGGCATGGCAGCAGCTAGAGCTGCAAAACAAGTAGCAGATTACAATGCTCAAGTAAGAGAGCAAGAGGCAATATTATTAGCTAGAGCTAAAGCAGATGAAGAAGCACAACTCAGAACTCAGTCAGAAAGATTAGTAGGTCAGCAAAGAATTGCAACTGCAGCTTCTGGCATAACCATGTCTGGAAGTCCTATGCAAGCGTTGGCAGACACTTATTTTGCTACTGAGAAAGATGCACTAAGAATACAATATGCTTCTGATATAGAGCAGACAAAAGCACAAGCAGATGCAACATTAATAAGAGCAGAAGGTAGTGCAAGGTCAAGTGCATTAAAAACACAAGCCTATTCAAGTTTATTATCATCTGGAAGCAGATCAGCACAGTTAATGTCATAGGATAAATTATGCCAAGAATACCATTATACAATCAAGGACAAGGACCAACACAAAGACTAGCAACTGGGCAGTTATCGCAAAGAGCAGATGTAGGGGCGTTTACAGCACCAGGTAGAGCATTGGCACAGTTTGGTCAAGAAGCAAGTCAAATAGCTTTTAACTTTGGTATGGCAGAAAGAAGAAAGCAAGATGAGGATGCAATTGATGCAAACAAAATAGCATTCCGTCAAGCTAGTGAGGACTTTAGAAAGAATAATAAAACTGATAATTACGAAGAATTTAAAGATAAATATTCTGCTTGGCAACAAGGATGGATACAAAACAATACCAAAAACTTTAGCAGTAGAAGAAAAAGATTAGTTGTCAACGCTATAAATCCAATAGCAGGAGTAGAAAATCTGCAAGGTCAGAATGAGGCTTTTAGATTAAGTGAAGCAAATGGCACACAAGCTATGAATGATACACTTAAAAAAAACATAAATATAATTGCAAGTTTCCCTATAGATAGCGTTGAACATCAAACTGCACTTAAAGAAAATGCAGACATTTATAGAAGAAATACAACTTTAGGAAGAAATTTAGTCTACTCTCCAGAGGGTGAAAAGCTAGAGATAGTAAACAAAACATTTAAAAATAATATTGATGATGCAGACAGTATAGAAAAGTTAAATGCTTTGAAAGAAACAATAGACAAAAGTAAACTGCCTATTGAAAATATTATAGCTTTGAAAGGTGCTGTAGATAAAAAATTAGATTATTATCAAACTGGTGCAAAGATAGATTTAGATAACAAAGTAGATAACCTGGATGCAAATGCTTTATTAAATGGGATAGAAGCAAATCAAATAGAATCTCTACAACAAGAATATTTTAAAATATATGGACCAATTGAAGGAAAAACAAGATTTGCTGCAACGAAAAAAAGATTAATTACATCAAAAAATGTTCATAGTAAATATAAAGCAGTTGAGTTTTCTAATTTTACAAAGAAAACAGAAGCTATTAACCAAGCATTTTTAGAATATGAAAATGCACCACTAGATCAAAAAGCAGAAAAGTTGCGTGAGGTTGCTGAACTTCAAAAGAAGATAGCTGCTGATAACAAGATAATACAAGAAGATCCAGTACAATTTATTTTAAATAAAAATCGTGGCAGAGAGTTACCAGGTTCTGCTAGAGTTTCTGAACAAAAAAAATTAGGTCTTGGAAGAAATCAAATTAAATTATATTCCAACAACGAAATGAAAAACAAAAAAAATGAGTATGATAATTTGACTACAGCTAGTCAAAAAAGACAATACTTATTAGATTTAAAAAATCAAAATCAAGGATTAGAACAATACTTGATGAAACAAATGTTTGAAAATGGATTTGGATATGCAGAAAATATAATGATGTTAAATGATACAAATCCTTTGAATGAGTCGTTATTAGCTTCAAAAGGATATAAACCACAAAAAGAAATAGCTACAGCTTTAAAATCAGATTTTACAGAAATAGCTACATTGGTTGTTGGTGAGTTTCAAGATTTTAGAAAAAGTATACAAGGTGATCCTATGATTGGTTCTGTTCTTTCTGCAAATGGAAGAAGTGGTAGTGCAGATCAAATACAAGAAACAATTATAAATTTAGCTAAATATTTAAAATCTACAGATCCATCTATTGACAACAATACCATAGTGGATCAAGC